GGGCTGGACATCGACGGAACGAAGCTCCCGAAAGACGGTTGAGACACACCAAATGGCGCGACCTTCCTCTTCATCAGCTATCGCCCGTTCCCACCCGGGGCCCCTCCCCACGAGAGAAAGTTTCATCCCCTAGCTCGTCTGAACATCCATGTACAGGACTTCCCTGGGCCGAGTCACCAAGACGCCGGAATACTGCCCGTAGGCATCCTGCTCCCAGTTGATCTTGTTGTAGGAAGCCGCCTCGAGAAGGGTGAAGTCAACCGGGATGGTGAACTTCAAGACTTCGGGGTCGTCCTTGTACAAAACCGCCCGCTGCTTTCCGATACCGGCGTCGAGGTTCTGGGCCGCCTGAGAGTAGGCCAGGCCCTTGATTTCGAAGTCGGGACCACAAGCGGCCTTGAAGGCGTTCAAAAGGTATTCCAGACGCGAGTTCACTGGGAAGCCCGAAGCGAAGGGCTGGAGCAATCCCAGGTAGTCGCTCATCGGAATAACAAGCCGGTTGGGCTGGGCTTCGGTGCTGTTCGAGTTCGAGAAGTAGGTAGCCAAAGCCGTCCCGATGAACGTGGCCAACTGGGCGCTGGTCATCTTCGAAAGCGTGGTGGGCAAGAGGCTGGTGTTGATGGTCACGTCGCCGTTATTGAGCAACCCCGTGATCTTGGCAATCTGCTTATGCCCCAGGAACCCGGTGCGCTGAATACCCAAATCCCAGTTGGTTTTGAGGCTTTCCAGCTTGTCGGAAACGATGTCCCACTTCGAAGAGGCCGCGGCCTGGGCAATCTCCATGATAGTCCAAGGGGTCATCTTCGCCCAAATCTGGGTGGGCATCCTGACTTTTCCCAGGCTCACGTCAACCGAGGAAAGACGCTGTCCGCCCTGGCCCTGGTTCATGTCTCCATCGTAGAAGTCTCCACCGTTCTGGAACGTGAGGTTCTGGATAACTTCCGAGGCCCAGGGAGCTTCCCCAACGTCGACGGTCATGAAGTCGGCTACCGGGATCTTGTAGAACTTTTGCTTGATGACGGAGGCCCGGATGTATGACAGATTGTCGATGATGTATTGGAACCCGGTACCGGTAACGTCGATATCGCCGTTGGCGTTCAAGAGTCGGTGGGGTCCCAAGTAAGTGGGAAGCCCGAGACTCTTTCCCATTCCGGGCATGAGGTCTTTGGCGTTGTACAGACGTTTGCCGACGAGTTGAGAGGTCCAACCCTCGACCCTGCGGGCCTGGCGGTTGTAGAAGCGCATGGACGAGAAGTCGAACACCCGTCCGACCTCAAGGCGTTGCATGGCCGAAACGACGGAATTCCCGACGTTGGCCGCCAGGTCCACCACGCCTGCGATCAAGCCCATGGTGAAGACCATCAAGATGGTAAAAAGTTTTCTCACGACGACACGCTCCTCAGGGTGGTCCCATCGCACAAGATTTTGATACGGATCACCTGATCCGCAGCGGTGGCCTTGTCCAAGGTCAGGCCGAGAACCTTGCCGGTTTTTCCGACGATGGTCTGTACCTTGCCGCCGACGGTGGCATTGGTGATGACCTGGAGACCGCGGTTGATAGCCGCCGTCGAGACCATCCTGACGATGGCGCCGTTGGCAGCCACCTGGACGGTATCCCCGGGAAGGGTCAATCCGACCTTGGTGGACAGCACCGAGACGCCGAAGGTCTGGTCAGTCAGGGCGTCGGCAACGTCCACGATGGGAACGCCGTCGGTATCGGAACCGCCCAGGTCTACCAGCTTGAGGGGTACAGCGCCGGGGATTCCGGTCGTGTAGGTGGACGAGGGGTTCAGGCGGCAAGTCACGACCTCGGGGTTCGGGTTCGACTGAAGGTCGAGCGAACCGGGAAGCGCGGATTGCGCAAACTGGTTGGGGTTGTTGCCCCCAGCGGCGAACGAAGTAAAAGCCATGGTCACTTACCTCCGGGAACGGCAGAGCCGTAACGTTCTTTGCCAACCGCGTGTCGGTCGGACTTGGTCGCGGGGCGGGGACCCTCGGGGGCTTCCGGCGCCTTGGCGGCATTCTTCTTGACGCTGGCAAAGTGGGCGTTGGGAGCCTCGATCACCTGGCCCTGGGCGTTCTTCTTCACCGTCGCCTCAGGGCTGGCGACTTTGGTTTCAACCTCGGGAACGGCGTTTTCGGCGGTCCCGCCCATCTTGGCCTTGTAGGCCGCCATGAGTTCGGCGCCGGTGTACTTCTTCCCGCTGGGGGAAGTGACCTCGTCGGCCTCGCCCACGGCGTTTTCCTGGGGTTCGCCCTCGGCCTGCTCCACGGCGGCCAGGACTTCGGACAGGGGGATTTTCTTGCCGTCGATGACGCAGTAGGCCTCTCCCTCTCCGCCCTCGGGGTTCAATCCCTCGTCGGCGTTTTTCTTGGCGTTGGCGGAGTCCGCTGCGGCCTTGTCGTCGGCGATCTTCTTCGCCTTCTCTTCATCGGTCGGCTCGGCGTTCTTCTTGGTTCCACCGAAGAAAACCCAGCCCTTTTTCGGTTTGTCGGCCACGGTCTGGCCTCCTTTTGCGTTCCGAACTATTGTCGAATCCTCATACCGGGGATTGTCCACGATTGCCATGTGAACGTACTTTCCATCAAGGACTTCCTCGTCGTAGTCGACCCCGTTGTGTTTACCAGGACCGTCGGACTTCAGGACATCATAAGCGCAGGAAACCAAAAAACCCTTTTCGTCGATGTTGGTCTGGGTTTCTTCGTCCCAGATCAGCATTTCGGCCCAGTCCCATCCATCATCCCCGACGCCAACATCCGAAATGATTCCGACTGCCATGGTTTCTTTCGCCGCATTCTCGAAATCGAAAGCCTCTTCGGCCTCAATGTCTTTGTGGACAAAGTTGAAAACTGGCATGCCGACGAAGGACGGACGCATGCGGTCAAGGGCTGCACGCCCGACCAAGACAAGGCCCTGTCCGACATCTTCATACGAAATGACGCCTGGTTCAATGTGACGGGCGCGGTAACGTCTCGGCTCGGTTCCCATCTCATCCCCTACGTTCGCAAGCTACTCTCACCCACGAAAAACCTTTTCACGCGAATTGTCAAGTTACCGGCTTGGCAACACTGGACGCGCAATGCACCGGCAACCGAACGGAACGCCTGGGTTTTCACGTTCGCCCCGTGTCCCGGAGACCGGAGGATCGTCAAAGCGGAACTTCTTCCCATGAAGCGGGCCGCCCGGGCCGTGAGCGGGTCCCCCATACTTGTTCGCCTCTCGGCATCGGGCGTCGTTCGAAGACATCCAAATGTACTCCACTATTCCGGCCGACTGGTAGCGCTCGTCGCGGATCTTGGAAACGAAAAGGCTTGTCTCCTGCCTGGCAAGGAATCGCGCCTTGTTCTGGCTCACCTCCCATTCGGAGGAAATCAGAGCTTCAAGTTCCCGGATGTTGTAGCCGCCGGTTACGTTCTTTTCGATGGCGTCCCGGAGTCGCTGGATCTCCTCGGGAAACCAGTTCTGCACGTTGAACCGCTGGGCGTCGTTGTACTCGTCGGCGAGGCGGGCCACGGCCCCCGGGGTGTAGTCGGGCATGACGGCCAAGCCCCGGATACTCTCGGCGGCGTCACCGGCGAGAACCTGAATAAGTGGGTTGACAGGAAAGCGTAGGGCCTTGATGGCCGTCTTTACTTTGGCGTCTAGCTCCGGGATAAGTTTGGCGATCTTGATGTTTATCCATTCGGCGGCGGCCTTGCTCTTGAGCGCGGCGGCGGCAATCTCCGGGGGGGGGAGACCGACCCAGGTCTTTCCGACCGGCGAGAAGGTGGCGAATTCGGAAAGCTCCCGGGAGGTTCGGATATCGAAGGACCCGGAGAAAACCCCGTTGTCGTAGTTCACCCGGCCCTCTTCGATGGCTTGGACCAGGGCGGTCACCCGGGCGTTTTCAAAGGGCTTTCGGATCTTCAGGGTGTCAAAGATCGGGTCGAACAGGTTGAGCCAAATGAAGTTTTGGAGCTCCTGATGGATCGGGAGCCAATAGCTATCTTTTAGCCGGAGCATTCTTGGGGGCCTTCCCATTCGCCTTGGTCACGGTCGGGATTGCGGCCGTGGGAGGTGACACAGACTCCGGGCCGTTGGGCGGAACCGGATTCAAGGGAACCTTGATGTCCGTGGTAAAAATGCCCTTCTTCTTCGCTTCGTCCTCGGCGATCTGGGAGGTCATCAAGCCTCGATCGTACCATGAGAGTATCCGGTTGTTCTCGGCGTCCAACACCTGCTGATGTTCCGTCTCGGTGAGCACCCGCATGGGAGGCCATCGGAAACGGAATCTTGGGATGAAGTCGAACAGGTACGAACAGGTAAGGTCAAGGCAACCCTTGACAATGCGGTTGAGCGGACGGCGGATTTCTGATTCCACCATTTGGTTATAGTTCTCCATTCCGCTCTCATCAGCATCAGATAAACCCGTGGCGGATGTTCCGAACAGCTTAACGGCCGGAATCCTCAATGCCGACTGGATTCCAATACGGTTTTCACGGGACACCTCGGCCAAACCGGTAAAACTCATGGTTTTCTGTTCGAATTCCTCACCATCGTCGAGCATGAGCGCCGAAACGTAGCTCTTGAGTTGGTTGGCCAACTGGACGCGCTGGGCAATTTGCATCGTTCCGGCCGAGGTCATGAGCTTCTGCGCCAGACCCTTGATGTGGTACACGTCGA